TGCTGACGGACGGCGATAAGTACAAAGACATGATTGCAAGCCGACTGCACAAACCTAACGGGACCGGCTCATGGATGGTTTACAAAGGGTGCGATCTGGAATATGCGCGGCAGGTCACAGCAGAGCATAAGATCAATGTCCGGTCGAATGGCCGGGTTGTGCAAAAATGGGTCCCGAAGACGCAGCACATAGATAATCATTATCTTGATTGCGACGTGTACGCATTGGCAGCGGCCGACATAATGGGCGTCCGATCGATGCATCTGGCAGAAGAGGAACCGGAACCGAAACCACAACAGCAGCAATATGCGCCTGAAGAAACATGGATTCAGGCGAATGAAGGATCATGGATATAAGGAGGTGAGCACATGGCGACAAGTGAAACAGTCAGCAGTTCCGGGCTGGTTAATCCGACAAATGCGGAAATGCTCGTACAAGTTAATCATGCAATAAGCGCCATTCTACTTGGAGCCCAGTCATACACCATAGGCTCACGAAAAATAACGCGTGCCGACCTGTCTCAGCTCTATAAGATGCGGCAGGATCTGGAAGCTCAGGCGATTGCTGACGAAGGAAACAACAGCTTTTTCGATGATTGTTATGTGGCCGTATGGCCCTGGGAGAGGTGATGACATTATGGGATGGTTAGATAATTTCATAGCGTGGCTCTCTCCCGAATGGGGCGCTCGGCGTGAAGCATGGCGTCAAGGCCTGGAAGAGATGAAGAACTATGACGCCGGAAGCGATCACAGGCTAAATGCCGGATGGCGTACATGGAACCAGTCCGCCGAGAGCACGGACGTTTACAGCCGTGACATGGTCAGGGCAAGAGCGCGGGATCTTGAGCGGAACAGTGATGTGATGAACTCACTGATCGGAGCGGTCAAGCGCAATGTGGTCGGATCCGGTTATCGGCTGCAGGCCATGACATCAAATGAGAAACTGAACGAGGAGATCGAGAAGCTCTGGAAGAAATGGTGTAAGACAGGTAATTGCGAGGTCACCGGCACACAGTCCTTTACTCAGCTGCTCCGGATGCTGGTAGTCCGTAAGAAGGTAGACGGCGGGGTGCTGATCGTCAAGCGGTATGTCGAGGACGCGGAGATCCCGATGCAGCTGCAGGTTTTCGAGGTCGATGAACTTGACGGAAGTGTAAGCACGCCGAAGAACGCCGGCTGCAGAGTGGTCGGGGGTATCGAGTATAACAGTTATAACCGGGCGGTCGGGTATTGGATTAACCAGTATCAGATCGATGGATTCTCGCTGACGGAACCGATCTATATCCCAGCAGAAGACGTGATCTTTTATTTCACGAAGAAACGTCCGTCTCAGGTCCGCGAGATGTCCGACATGGCTCCGACGCTCACGCGGATCCGCGACCTGAACGAGTTTATTACGGCGGTATCCGTCAAACAGCGGATCATGGCCTGCCTGTCAGTCTTCATCAAGAAGACAATCCCTCCTGTCGGTCTGGGGCGACAGAATCGGCCAGACGACCGGAAGAGTTATGACGGGAAGACACTCACGCCTGGCATGATGAAAGAACTCAATGCCGGCGATGACATAGAAGTAGTTAATCCGACCGGGCAATCCGCCGATGCAACAAGCTTCACGAAGCTTCAACAGAGGATGATCGGAGCCGGTCAGGGGGTCAGCTACGAAGCGACATCCCGCGATATGTCGGAAACATCTTACAGCTCTGCACGGCAGGGAATCATTGAGGATGATCTGACATTTGCAGAAGAGGCAGAGCAGCTCATGGCCGTCATGGATGCGATCTATGAGGCATTTATTGATTGCTGTTTCCTGGCCGGGCTGCTGAAGCGTGCAGGCTATTGGTCTGATAAGGATGCTTATTGCAACCATGCATGGATTAAGCAGCCGAAGGCGTGGATCGATCCACTCAAAGAAGCAAGTGCAACGAAAACCGCACTTAACTATGGCATAAAAACGTTCAAGCAGGTCGCTGCAGAAAACGGCAGAGACTGGAAAGCGCAGATTGATGACATGGTGGAAGTCAACGAATACGCCAAGTCGAAAGGCTTGGATCTGGGAGGTGTACTGTTAAATGTTCCGAAAGAAAACCCGCAAGGGGATGACAATGGCGGAACGGGCAATGCTCCGGAGGGAGAACTCACCGAGCCCCGTCCCGACAAAACAGAACAAGCAGAATAAGGATAACAACACGCGTGAGCTTTTCGGAAATATCCGGGCCCTTGAGGGCGAGGAGAACAACCGGAAGTTTACGCTTTCATTTTCTTCGGAGGAACCTTATATGCGCTGGTTCGGTCCGGAGATCCTTGACCATGCGGCGGGGGCGATTGATCTGTCCCGTCTGTCTGAAATGGGCGTAGTGCTCTTTAATCATGATCGTGACAAGGTCATGGGCAAGATCACAAGAGCATGGATTGAGGATAACAGAGGGTGCGCTGAGATCGAATTTGATACTGATGAGCGCGCCGAAGTGATCCGCCAGAAGGTCGAATCAGGAACGCTGAAAGGTGTATCTGTCGGCTACTCGGTGGATTCATGGGAGGAGGTAATGCCGGGCAAGGTTTCCACAGACGGCAGATTCACAGGGCCGTGCTCCATTGCGAGAAAATGGACGCCGCTCGAAATCAGTATTGTTTCAGTTCCGGCTGATGCTTCCGTGGGTGTCGGCAGAGAACTTGAAACGGAGCAGGAATCTGTAGATATGATGGAAACTTTGTTAAGGCTTACTACATACAACAAAAATCTTATGGAGGTAAAAAGATGACTAGAACAGAGATTCTTGCCCGGCAGAATGCACTGATTGAAGCTGCGCGTGCTGCCGGAAGAGCAATGAACAGCGAAGAGCTCAAAGAGTTCGATGAGCTTCAGAAAGCTTTTGAAGCAATTGAAGCCGCAGAAGCTGCAGATCACACGGAGGATACTCAGAGAGCTGTTGCAGCTGAACGCGAACGCGCAAGCGAAATCAATGACCTTGCCAGAGAGTGGGGCATGGATGACGCAAAGAAAGCTATTGAAGACGGCACAACTGTCGATCAGTACCGCGCTCATGTCCTTGAAGCAGTCAAGGCCAGCCGTAAGCCGGTCACAGCTTCCGCAACGGTCACAACTGATGAAGCTGACAAGTTCCGTGCTGCAGCTACAGACGGCCTCATGATGAGAGCTGGTATGAATGTTGCCACACCGGCAGCGGGCGCTCAGGAAATGAGAGCAACATCCCTCAGAGATCTTGCTATTGAGTGCCTGAGCCGTGAAGGCAAGAGCGTAAACGATCTGCTCCGTATGGACAGCACCGATCTTTACACTGAGCTTTCCAGACAGTTCTATAACCCGACAGCGGCATTCCCGGCGATCATGGACACCACGATCCGCAAGTCCATCGTGGACCTGTATAACAAAGTACCGACCACATTCCAGGAGTTCACCACTAAGGGATCCCTTCCGGACTTCAAAGCATCTGCAGATCATGAGTATGTGATCGGCGGCGTAGGCGACTTCCTTCTGGTTCCGGAAAACGGCGAAATCAAAGCAGACAAGCCGAGCACGGAACTGCTTCCGGAGAGAAAACTTGACACCTATGCAAGACAGTTCTCTATGACCAGACAGGCATTCGTGAACGATGATATCGGATTCCTGACCAGAGTACCGGGCCTCTATGCAGCATCTGCAAAGAAGACCATCGATAAGCAGGTCTATGGCATCTTGTTCAACAACCCGGCGATCTTTGACGGAAAGACGCTGTTCCATGCAGATCATAAGAACGTCATTGCTTCCGGCACAGCACCGACACAGCAGGCTATTCAGGCAGCTATCCTGCAGATGCAGAAGCAGACGGATCAGTTTGGTGATCCGATCTACATGACACCGAAGGCTCTCATTGTTCCGATGGGCTATGAGTTCGATCTTGCAGTGATCTTCGGATCTACTCAGGTTACGGGCTCTGCAAACAATGATGTCAACCCGCTGTACAACTATCCGCTTACGATCGTACAGTCTCCGGTTCTCAATGCTCTTGCGGGTGCGAATGCTTGCCCGTGGTTCCTCGTAGCTGATGAGACATCTGCACGCGGCATCCAGGTCGACTACCTCAACGGCAACGAAGTACCGACAGTCAGACGTATGGAGGCACCGGGAACACTCGGATTCGCGTGGGACATCTGGCTTGACTGGGGCATCTCTGTCAGAGACTTCAGAGGCCTCGTAAAGAATCCGGGCACTACTCTTTGATTAAAAGGAGGACTGAATAATGGCTGAATATTTCCAGAGAGGCGAAAGCCTTGATTACAAGAATGCCACTGATACCCTGATCGAAGCAGGCACAGTGGTAACGATCGGCTCCCGTATCGGTGTTGCTGGTTGCGACATCGCACCGGGCGCTGTTGGCTCGATCCACGTAGAAGGTGTGTTTGCGTTCGCTAAAGGCTCCGGAGCTCTCACAATGGGAACGGAAGTAGCGATCACAAACGGCACAGCTGCAGCCGCTTCCGGCAACGCGAACGGCTATGTAGCTGCAGACGCAGCGGCAAGCGATACCACCGTCCTTGTCAAGATTAACGCGTGATGACGCTCAGGGCGAAACTCCCGATCCTGCACCATTCCAAACAGTACAGGGTCGGGGATGCGCTCCCGGCAGGTGATTCGGCTCTTGTTAATGCATGGCTGGAATCAGGTGCGGCGTTTTGGGATGAGGTGGATGTCCACGACAAAGCACCGAAAGCGAAGATGTTGACAGCAGAGGCAGGTCTTCCGGGCAAGTCCAGTGATGGAGATCCGGAGGCGCTTGTCGGTAAAGTGCCGAAGACACCACAGCGCAGGAGGTCGGCGAAAAAATGAGTGCATTCAAAGATATCATCCGGGCAGATGTACACAGAACGTTTTTGAACTTAGATGAGTTTTCGGATATTCACTGTGTGAACGGTAAGGAAATGCCGGTACAGATCGACACGAACGAGCAGATCGAGCGTGAGAAGCGATTCAATCAGAATATGGATGGCATTTATCTGAATCAAAAACTTATCTATGTGGCGGCATCCGACTACGGCCCGCTCCCGAAGCAGGGCAGTCTGTTGATGCTCGACCGGAAGCGGTACAGGGTCGCGGATGCTGTCGATGAATACGGCGTTTACAGTATTACGATTGAGGCGAACAGGGCATGAGCGGATCGATAGAATTTACATTTGAACTGGATCAGGGTGAATTCGCTGCGATCACGGCAAAGCTTCAAGAACTTGCCGGGAATAAGGCGAGGACCTATATTGCTAGAGCTCTTAACAAAACTGCGATTACGGCACGGAACAAGCTTGCCAAAAAGGCACGCGAATCATATTCCGTAAAAAGCAGAGGATTTAAGAGTGATATGCAGATCAAAAAAGCATCCGCCGGAGATCTTACTGCAATCATTCGTTCACATGGCGATACACTTGCCATCCCACAGTTTAAGTATTCTTTTTCGCGTCCAAATCCTGCGAAAGTCGATATTGTCAAATCGGGATTAAAGCCAATTATCAAATACGGCAATAAAGCCTTCTTGGGACAGGGCCGCTTGAGTGGAGGAAAACATGTCTTTGTAAGAACTGGCAATGCCGCTAAGAGATATAACGGCATAAACCGGAGTGATTATAAGGCACGGACGGGTAGAAATATAGCAGCAA